TCATAGTACAATCACCGTTTCGTCCTTGTCAATAGTTACCTCGCAGCCCCCTACGTTTACTATCAGGAGGACAGCGTAATTGCTTGCCTTTATGTGGGCTTTCGCCCCGTGCATGAGCATGACCTTGTGGACTACCTTATTTTCGTCAAATTTCAATTCTCCGCACGTATCGCCTATCAAGGCAATATCTTTATCATTTGAGCGAGAAACACGCCCTAAATCAACGAAAACGCCAAATTGCTCCACGTTGTACGGTTTCATGCGCTGGAACATGGAGAGGCTGGGGAAATTCTTTTCCTCGCAGAACTCACGCCCCTGTGGGGAGAAAAAGAGCCAAGCAAGGCTTCTCCAGTCGCTCACCTTTCCCGAACCACTGCAAGCCCCGTAAAGGGATGCCGACTTCATTATTTCCTTTATCATAACTTCCGTGTATTTTTTTCAATCTTGCCCAACCGCTCGTTCATCTCAAACAACTGCTTCGTGTTCTTGGCTATCGTTTCAAGATGCCCGACTGCGAGCAAGGCTAAATTTCTAATCTCTTCCATGTTTTCCCGGTTGGCTATCACCTGCAAGCGGATAATCTTTACATCATCGCTAATCGTAATCAGCGTGATTTTATTCGCCTCCGAGTTGAGTTGTATAGCCGTAAACCGTCCGTTCAGTTCGTCTATGCTGTCTTGGCTGGCGGTGGCAAAACCCCTCTTGGTGCTGTCCTGCGATGCTGATGAACCCTCGTACATAAGGCTGTCAGCCCACCCGAACTGGTCATCAAGTTCCTTTTGCAGATTTTCAGCCATTCGGTAGATGTAGTCCTGCTCCCACGGGGAAAGGACATTATCAGCGTAGAACTCCTGCAACTTTTGACGTATCTGTTCCATGCTCTTTGAGGACTGGATAGCGGCTTTGATGCTTTCCGTAACCATCTGCTGCATCATCTTCCTCACGACATCCTTTGCGGACTTTGCCTTGTCCCCTCCCGATGCCCAAGCCTCCGCATAGGCACTGGAGAAATTGTCAATGGCTGATTTCAAGTCCTCTCCGAAAATGGCATCAACCGCCTTTTCCTTGTTGTCGGCTATGAGTTGGTCAATCTCTTCAATCTGATTTTCCCACTCCTTAATCCTGTCCCAGTCGGTTTTCTTCTTACTCTTTTCTTCCGCTATCTGATTGCGGATAAGCACCTTTTGCTGTTCGAGCAACGTGTTCTGTTGCTCAATCATCTTTGAGGCATCCTTTGAGTAAGCCTTTTCAACGGAGCGGCCTAACTTGTCGTAGGACTTTTCCAGTACCTCGATTTGCTCCTGCAACTTCTTGATTTTCTTCTCGTGCTTGGCATCGTGCAATTTTGCGATTGCAGAGCCGAGGGAGGAAACCAAGCCGATAGCCGCTCCTGCCGCTGCGCCCCAAGGACCAAACATCGCCCCGGCTTGCGCCCCGGACATCGTAGCGTTAGCCACATCCATAGCCGCACTGATACCGTCTGCCGCCCCTTTCAGGGCATCAGAGCCTAAAGCATCACCGAGGTCGGAAAGGCTGTTTTGGAGAAATCCGGATACGTTCATTACATCGTTCAAGCCGTCCTCAATCATTCCCAAGCCATCTTTCAACTTCTTGGTATCGTTACCAGCGGCAAAGACCTTTTTCAACCCGTTAGCCATCTTGTTGAAAGCGGTGTCCGATTTGTCAGCTTCCTCACGGATTTGCTTGATTTCCTTGCGTATCTTCTCCAGTTCTGCCGGGGACTTACGGAGGGTGTCGAAAGTTTCCTGCGACATACCGAACTCAATACCCTTGGCATCGTCCCATTCTCCGGCAATAAGGAATTGCAGAGCCTGTTCCCCGGCATCGGCTATATCACGCATATTCTTGACCGTCTTGTCGGTCATATCCTCGAACAAGCGACTTATGGCTGCGGTGCTTTTCTTTGCCTCTATATCCAGTTCCGACAACTCACGCTTCATGGTAGCGGACAATGAAAGCCGCTCGCCCTCCGTGGTAGCCTTTGCCATTTGAGCGTTGTACAGGTCTATGATTGCCTGTCGCTTCTCCATGTAGTCCCCAAATTCTTTCAGGTACTCATTCATGGTGGTGCGTTGCCGCTCGACAAGTTCCTGCCCCTCGTTGGCTTGCTTCTGCTCCGTGTACTTCTTACGCTGCGCAAAGCTGGCGTTCTCTTCCGGGGTGAGGGTAATGTTAGAACCATTGAAAACCTTGCCTTTGTTAGCCGGGTTAGCCTCGAACAAAGCACGGGCGTTATCCACCTTGCGTTGCAGGTAGTCGGCTTTCTCACGGTCGAGCATTTCAAGTTCCCGTTTGTGGTCGAGAGCCATTTGTGCCAATATCTTTTCTGACCCGTCCTGCATGGCATCAATACGGGCTTGTTCTACGGCATACTGCGCATCCTTTTCAGCCCTTGCCTGTTCAACGGCTTGGGAGGCGGTCAAACGCTTGAAATTCGCCATTTTCTTTGCGTATTCCTCACGGTCACGCTTGGCTTTGTCGGCTGCGCTCTTGTCCTGTTTTGTGGTGGTGATTTCACCGCCCAGGTTCTTGTAGGCTTTACGGGCTTTTTCTTCTGCATCGGCAGCATCCTTGTACTGCTTTTGGGTATATTTTGCCTTGTCCCGTTTAATTGTATCAAGTTTCTTCTTGGCTTGTTTCCAAGCCTTTGCCGCTGCATTGTAATCCTGCTCGTAGGTAGTCTGTGCGGCTTTTTCGGCTTCGAGGTTGGCGACCTTGTCCTGCGCTTTTTTCAGGTTGCCTTGCGCCATTCGGAACTTGATTTCATAGAAAAAGGTCATTACTTGTTTCCCGAACTGCTTTTTGGTCTTTGCCTGTTCCTCTTCAAGTTTCGCCTTTGCCTTGTCAAACTCCTTTTGTATCTGTTCAAGGTCGGCTTTCGCCTCCACGATTTTTGTTTCAATGGGCTTGGCTTTCTCTTCGGCTTCTTTCTTGACACGCTCTATCTCATCGACCTGCTCTTGGTAGCCCTTAACAACATCTTTCAGTTGCTCGACCTTGTTTTTCAAAAGTCCCGTGCCAAGTTCATTCCTTATGGCATCCTGCGCCTCCTTTGACATCTTCGTCCAGTTGCCCTCCGCTTGTGAAGCCTCCGAAAGCAGCCATGTGTAACGCTGCAAATTCTGCTGTGCGTTCTCGTAGGTCTTGCGCTCCATTTCCTCGTTGAGAGCCTTGCGGACTTCGGTCAGTTCAAGGGCGGCAAGTTTCTCTTGGGTGTACGCATCGGTAATGGCAGGGCAGACCTTTTTCAGTTCCTCGTATGCTTTCAACTGGGCATAGTCGGTTTCCGTCTTGTCCTGAATGATAGATATAAGTTCATTGACCTTTTGCGCCTCCTCGTCCAGTTTCTTTTGGAACTCGTCTTTCTGCTCGTTGAGTTTTTCCTGCGCCTTTTCAGCGTTTGATGCTGTATCAGCGTAGAGGTAGAGAGCCGTAGCAACGCCCACAATTGCTGCGGCGAGCAGCACGTAAGGATTTGCCCAAGCGGTGATATTGAACGCCTGTTGCGCTGCCGTAAGCAGTCCCAGTTCCTTGCGGAACATCATAACAAGGCGAATGTTATCTGCGAGGGCTTGCGCTTTCTGAATGACAACGACTGCGGCAAGTATGGCTTTATACGTTCCGTATGCTGCGGCAATAGCAAGGAGGGCATTGGCGAACAACTCGTAATGCTTGATTGCTTCCGTGGCAAGGCTGATGCCGTCCACGAACACGCCCTGCTGTTTAGAGCCTATATCGTTGAGCATATCATCCCAAGCCCCTTGCAGGTTGGAAATTGCGCCTTGCAGACCTTTCGACTGCTTTTCAAGCATACCATTGAACGTGCCGCCCTCCCCGGCTGCGTGGGCGAAAGCCTCTGCGACCATGTCTGCCGAGATAGCCCCTGCCGACATATCGTCTTTAAGTTCCGAAATGCTCTTGCCCGTGATTTTCGACATTTCCACAAGGGGGTTGAAACCTGCGTTAATCATCTGCAACAGGTCTTGTCCCATCAGTTTGCCCGTGGAGGACATCTGCGAGAAAGCAAGTACAAGTGAGTTGAATTTCTCGCTGCTACCCATTGAAATATCGCCTATCTGCCGGAGTATGGGCATGACCTTTTCTGCCTCGACATTGAAGCCGAGGAGCGTTTGCGCACCTTTGGCGAGGTCGCCCAGTTGCATAGGTGTATTGACGGCAAAATCCTTAATCTCACCGAAAAACTCCTTTGCCTTATCCTTGTTGCCCAACAGGGTTTCAAAGGATATTTCAAGGGCTTCAATCTCGCCACGGGTCTTGATTACCGAACTGGCGAAAGAGTAAAGTTGCTGTGCCGAGAAATAGGCGACCACCGCTTGCCCGGCTCTGCGGAAAGCGGTATCAATACGTGCGCCCTCTGCTTCGGCTGTGCTTCCGATGCCGTCAAATATGTCAATAGCCTGTTGCGCTTCTCTGCGCAGTTGGGAATTGTCTATCCCAAAGCCGTAGTATTCTCTTCCGTCACTCGTATTCATATAAATTCCTCTTCCTCGTCTGCGTTATCGTTGAAATTATCGGGGTTGTTGGCATCCAGCCTATCGTCCCATTCCTCTGCCTCCTCATCATCGTAGGAGGGGGCTGCGTAACCGTACATGAGCAGGTTTTCGTAACTCATTTCGTAAAGGACATAATCGGGGGTGGTGTTGAGCATCTTTGCCCAACTATAAATCATTCCCCAGATGCTGTCGCCACTTCCTTTGTCCTTTTTAGCAGATTTGCTTCGCTGAGGGAAGTGGTAAGCCCGAAAAAATCGCTAATCTCCAAGTTGTTGAGCCGTTTGGTAACAAGTTCCCGGAGCGTTTTAGGCGAGCAGCCCTCCAACACCAGCGTTGAGAGGTGTTCCAACTCGTCCACCTCCACCTGCTCCTTGCGGTAATAGACCGTTTCCAAGCGCAATCTCTTCCACGAGAACACACGCTTGGGGACAACCTTATCTACAAGCACTTTTCTATGCTCGTTCACCCTCTTTGCACCGAGAATGAGGGTCGCCACAATCTTGCCCAGCACCTTGCAGTTTTTAGCCTTGTTCAAGACCTCAAACAAGATGTTGTCGGCATCAATCCTGACCTCCGGCATCCCGGCAATCAGTTCCGAAATGAGTATGATTGTTGCGGTGGACGGGGGCGCAATGGGGTACACGTTCCCGTCTATCTCCAAGCTGTCGCTTGAACGCTGCAAGATGGTGTCTGCTACTTTCTTTTCTATCGTTTCCATGTCGATATGTTTTTAATTAGAGAGGCTTCCGGGGGTCGAACCCGGTTTCACCCGTGGGTGCGTCTTACCTAATAGACGAAAGCCCCTGCCGTTTACGCTCCTGTTGGAGCAACTTTCTTGAAGCGACTGTACCAGCAATCCTGCGCACCCTTCAAAATCTCAAATTCGAGGTCTGCGTAGTTACCGTCCTCTTCGGAGTAACCCGGCTTGAAAGCAATAGAGGAAAGAGGTACTTTGATACCTCGTGCGCCTACATTCTTTGGCGTTACCTTAACAGACCAGTCGCCATCAACAAGGTGGGTTTTCACCTTGAAGTCGCCCTTGTCCTCACCCTCTGCGGTAACTTCCTCACCCAATTTAAGGGTGCTGTAAAGTTCGTCAGGCTCAATGACACGGGTTTTCAGAGTGAAGCCGCCCTCCTGCACTTCCTTGGCGACCGTCTCGCCCCCGGTGGCTTTCATTTCGAGAGCGTCACCGTCAGACGGTTCAAGCGTGGTGGACTTGTCTTTGATAACACCAATAGACTTCAATTCAGTGCCGTTGAAAGCATCGTCAGCCCCGGTCGGTGCAATCTCAATGGTACACTTCGACCAAGCCATAATGATTTTCTGTCTTTTTGCCATATCAGTTAAATGTTACGTGATTAAATTCTATTGTTATGTTCACAAAATGCTGCTTTATAGCCTCCGCATTTATCGTTTCAGTGCCTTTTGCAAGGTCAAATTCATAATCGGTGTCAGCCCCGTTAAGCACGTCAATTATCTGCTCGTCAAGTTCGGAAAGGGCTATTAGTCTTTCCTTGTCAGGGACGGGTCGCCCACTTCCGTTATCGAGGTCGGGAACGTAGATGTTTATCCTTGCGATACCGTCCTGTATCTGCTCTGCCGTAGCGTTGGAAACGGTAAGCACCGCATCCTCCACGTTGGAATCAGCCGGGCGGCAGTCGCTGGGGTAGAACTCACCCGAAATTTTCCCCTCAAAAAAATGTTCGAGCGCATCGTACATTTCCTGCTCAATTCTTGATGTAGCCTTTCTTGCCATTGCTATAACTTTAATGCCTTGCACAACTTGGGGAGCATCTTCTTGGAAAGCATTTCTGCGGACTCCAGCACATCGAGGCTCATTGCCTCCACGTAGTTGGCGTAACTCATTCCTGCAACCATGATGAACACCAGCCCCTTTGAATTTTCCCTTATAAGTTTACGGAGGAACTTGCGCCCCTCTTCCGCACCTTTCTTGCCGTTGCCTACAACCTCGAACTTGCTCATCGCAAGCACCTTTCCGTTATCCAATATGCAGTAGCCTATGGAACTGGTAAGGTTGCCCGTTTGACGGTGGTACTTGTGTTGTGTCCGGGCTACCTCCAACGCTGCTTCACCAACGTACATATAGTTGTTGATGATAACCTGCCTTTTCAGAGCCATTTGGTTATCCACAAATTCCTTTGCGTGTCCTTTGGGTGTAAGCCTCTTTACGCTCATACGGTAACTTTTACAGCCTCTACATAGTCGAGGTGTTGAACATCCTGCACTTGGAACTTGCCTATCTCCGTCCCCCGGTTGTCGGTCAGAATGACCGTTTCATCCGTGAAGTGGGGGCAGTCGAGAGGGTCAATCAAAACCTCAAATGAAGCCTGTGTAAACACGTTGTCAATGATTTTGCCTCTCTTGTTGTCATGCAGGGTCTTGATGTTACAGGCTATCGGGTCTCCCAGTGTTTCCACAACGGGAACGGGCTTTCCGTGAGCCATGCCGCCACCAGCCTTTTTGACAATCTGCAATGTTCCGTTTTCGATAATCATAAGTCCTCACCTTTATATCCGTAAGTAACTCCTAATCCGTTGGCATCATCGCCTATCTCGTCAAGGATGCTCTCTGCCTCATTCCTGAAACGTCTGCGGTCTTCGTCCGAAAAACTGTAAGTGATGCCACCCTGCGATACGTTGGGGGCTTTCGAGAGGTAGAGGTACACACGGGCTTTCGCACGTTTGAACTCTTTGCTCCCCCGAAGTTCCTGCGTAGTTTCGGCATCAACGCTAACCCCTCCCCCATCGGCTACATCTTGAATAGTAGCCAATGGGATAGGGTAGCCGGACAGACTTTTCAAAGATTGCAGTACGTTCATGTTTACTCAGTTTCTCCGTTATTCCACTTCGTGTTCGTGGTGTTGATGAACACCAGTGAAGCACGGTTAATCAAGCCGGGTTGAACGTAGGCTTCTGCCATAGTAACCTCCAACATCGGGTTGAGGTCGGAGTAACGGGTCATCTTGTAGTACGATGCTTGCTGCTGCAACGCCTCCGTGTTAGGCACATTCGGCACAGGCTTGTAGTAAGTCCAGCCAAGCTGCGGCACGGGAGCCAGCGCAACCGTATTGATGTTCCAAGGCTTGATAGTTTCCTGTGAACCGTCCTTGTGTTCGATAGTTGCGTAGGTATCAAGCACGAGGAACTGGGGATAACCCTTGCCGTTCATGTAGCTGTTCACGCTGGAGAGGTTAATCATGTCAGCGGTGACAAGGTTCTGGTCGTAGCGAGGGAACAATCTGCGAGCAACGGACTTCTGCTGGATAAGCTCCTCAAACTTGGCTTTCTCCAAAATCGCAAACTTGGGTTTCTTCAAGCCCTTTTTGCCGATTTTCTCCGCTGCGTCCGCAACATCTTTCAAGCCGTCAGCCTTTTCCGCATCGCTCCATGCGACCTTAACACCGATGAAGTTCTCCTTGGGTACGTTGAAGTTGATAACGTCCTCCGTAGCCATGTCGCCCTCAATGCTCTTCGGGAAAGTCTGAATACCGTTTGAGCCGATACGCATTGCATCAATCTCAACCTTGTAGTCCATAGCGTTATTGCAGAAGTCCAAATCGTCATAGACCATATCAACCAGGTAACGGGCGGTTGCAGCATCCTCCGTGTTAGCGGCTGCGATAGTCTGCAAGTCGTTGTACTCGTTGATTTCAATCTCGTCTTTCTCACGGCTCACCGCAATCTTAGACAACTTTCCGCTCCATGAGCCGACCGTCTTACGGGTCTTTTTGGGAGCTTTCGTGTTGAATGCGACACGGTCTGCCGACACGGGAATGCCCTCGTTGCCCTCCAGTCCTTTCAGGTCGAACTTGGGGGTGTACTTCAACGGGAAGAGGGTGCGCCAAGCAAGCCCGTTACCCGGTTTGTATGAATTGACAGCAACCTGCATTCCGGGCTGGTCGATGTCAAAAAGGGGTTTGTTCATAGCCATATATCAATCCTCCTTTTACACAAGTGCAATCATTGGCAGCAATGCGGCTACCTCGCTGGCTATGTTAGCCGTTTCCTTTCTCAAATTCGCACCGTTGATAAGGCGCACGGACTGGTCGCCCTCGTTTGCTTCGAGGCGGTTGCCTGTAACAAATACGGGAGTGTAGATAGGCTCTGCCGCATCTGCACTTGCCGCCTTTGCTTGGTAGAGGACAGTCCCGGCATCAATATCGACACCGAGCGTTACCGTTACGACATCCTTGTCTTCGGCAGAGGTATCGACAGCGGTACAAGCGACTGCCTTTTTGCCAATGCCGATAACATCGCCCATGGCAATGCCGCTGCCCTTTGCGATGTTGATTGTGGTGTCCGCTTTAGCGACTGCACCGACAAGGCGGTAGCCCTTAATCAGCACGAACTTTCCGTTTTTCTCCCCGACAGCGGTTGTGGGGGGAGCATCGAAAGATGGATTTTCTACCAATCCACCTCCGGGCTTTTCAGCGAATACCTGCTCAATGTAGATAGGCTCAACTTTGGCAGGGTCTTGGTGTTTGAAATTTACTTCCATTGTTATTTGGTAGTTTCTGTTGCCAACCCTTGAATGGCGGGGGTTGCCGTTGCCGCCTCACGTTCTTTGATGCGAGCCTCCAAGTACGGGTTCTTCTCCTCGCCCTTGCCTCCGGCTGCACCTGCTTTCGGTCTTGTTACAACACCGCCCTTTGCTTGGTACTCATTCGTGATGGCTTCGACATCAGGAGTGATTTCCCCAATCCAGTTGGTAAAATCTTCATCATCCTTGAAAGTCATACGTGCAAAGTCCTTTTCGTAACGCTGACGGATTTTTTCAGGAGCGTCTTTCAGGATTGCTTCAAGCGATGCTTTGCGGCTTGTAGCAACCTTTTCACCTTTCATGGCAGCGACCTCACCAAGAAGTTGCTCGTTGGACTTTACCAACGCTTTTGCCCAAGCAGGCATTTCCTCCTCACCGGGCTTTGTTTCCTCATTAGGCTTTGGCTGCTCCGTAGGTTTCGGCTCTTCGACCTTTTTTCCGTCTTTCAGACCATGTTTTTTCTCGTAGTTGGTGACTGCTGTCTGCTGCGCTTCCGTAGCACGGCTATCTCCGTAACTTTCGAGAACTTGCTGGAATGTTACCCCCTCAACAGCGGTTGCAACATCTTCCTGCTTTGTTACAGTCTTGGCGAGTTTGTCGGCAATCCTGTTCAAAATCGCTTCACTGACCCCCACAAATTTGGCTTTCAGTGCGTCTAAAATTTCTTTCTTCATGCTTATAAACTAATTAGTTTATGCAAAGGTAACACAAAATTTGCGAAACGCTTATATTATAAGCGGAAAATTTGCTCAATTCGGATATTTTTATAATAGCCAAGAAACTTGGAGGTTACGCAAAATCAACAAAAAAGTTTATAAAAAAGTTCCGAAAAAATTTGGTTATTTCAAAATAAACCCCGAACTTCGCGGTGTGTTTATGATATAAGCACTTCCACAACAACAAAAATTGAAGATATGAAAAAGAGTAGCATTTTGAAGTACACGAGCAAGTTCATCAATAAAAACTTCCGTCTGAAAGTTTACGGAGTGGATGGCGAGGGCAACCGTATCAACAAGTTAGTCGGTGTCGCAGGTCTTATCGCCCTTATCGGTATTGAGTTGCTCAACAAGTTCATCGACCGTGCGCTGAAAGCCGGGCTTGATAAGTGCGTGTGCAAGCTGCGCAGAGGTTTACAGGTATCACTCTACAACAAATAAGCGTATGAAAACCTACACCGTATATTTCAGCGAACCAGTCAGCCACAAGTATATAGGCGACAGGTTCAACAAAGAGTTGAAGAAGTGGGAACATGATGTAGAGTTAGAAGAACGTAGCGATACATTCACTTTCTACTCGCTCGCTCCAGCAAAGAAACTTATCAAAGCCAATCTTGATAAATACAAAGGCTCTTGCATCACAAAGACGTGGGCTAACGGAGATTGGGAAAACCTGGGGGAAATAAACCTCAACGGCTCTAACAAAACTTTCGTTGCGAACACAAGGCAGAAAAAAGCAAATTATTGATAGGTCACGCCCGGTCTAACCAGCCGGGCAAAACTCCACAACAACAATGACAGAAAATGAAGCGATGCTCATAGTAGCAGAACAGGTAGCAAAGGAACAAGGCTACATCGAAGTAAGTAAGAACGCCCATAACGCCCTACGGGATAGATTTTGGGGCAATAGGGCGGTGGCTGCAATGGCTGGCAAGCCCGTAGTGATAACAACCTGCAAGTACATCCTCCCGATGTTCGAGGAGGACAAGGACGATAGCAAGCGCAGACCCAAAATTGAGATTGATATGTTTTGGGGCAGACCCCGTTTGGGCATTGACCTGCCCGATGGCACATTCTGCTGCCTTACCTACAAGGACGGCATCTGTAGTGAGGCGCAAGCATTCGGGGATAAGGGAATTGCTTTTGCTGCCTCTATCAAAGAGAAAATTGACTATTACATCAATCAATAAACTCCATAGCCATGACAGCAGCAGAAAAATTACGTCAAGAAATGATGCAGACCCTACCTTTCACCAAGGAGGAATTTATCAAAGTAATCAGCGAAAGAATACAAGGCAGTTTGTCAGGACGGGCTTGCTTTATTTGTGATAAGCATATCAGCGAAACCAAACTCAAAGGCGGTAACACAATCCGAATGAGCCATGAACAGGCGGTTATAGGCTTCGCAACTTCCGAGGGCTTCCGCATATCGTATGATTACAACAGCTACGGGGTACGTTACATCATATTCACTTTATAAATCCACAACAACATGGAAAAGATTATTTTGACAAGAAAAAACTGCCACAGAGCAGCACAGGTAAAACTGATTGAAGCCCCCGAAATGGGCGTTTACGAATGGAACTTTAGAGGTTCAAAGACCAGCACCGGGTTGTTAAGTCACTCGTTCATGCACGTTGCCAAACAAGGCAATGACAGCTTACAAATTCGTGATATTGATATTGAACTGAATAAGTGGGAGGTCGTTGCTTGGAAATATGAAGTCAATTTTGAGGATTTGTGGGACAAGGCGGTCAGAGCCTTTGAGAACACAAGTTTCAGCCCGGAGGAACGTGCCGCACTCTATATCCGTCAATACGAAGATTTGTTGCTTAAAGATTTGAGCAAACTGCCGGAAGAAGAGCACAAGGAATACACAGAGAAGTTCCGCACTTGGGTTGTTACTCTTTTCGACAAGCATTCTCGCATATTAAGTGCGATGATTACTGGTCCGGCTCGTTTCCCGACATCACGGAACGAAAAGGCAAACAAATCATACGACAAGGCTATGAGCGAGTTTTCAGAATGGCGAGAGAAGTACGCCCGGAGAGTGGCAAAACGTATTGAGGATGCCAAAAGCCCCGAAGAAAAGGAGAGCATGGAATGGCTTATGTTAAAACGGGATATTGACCACAATGCAAAAGCATGTGCCGATGTTGATAATGGAGAGCCTTACTATCGTTCCGCTTTCACCAATTCGATTTTCGGAAAGGTGGAGAGGTTGGCTAACAACGGCAAAGCCGCCCTCGTCCTGAAAGCCCTTGACTACATCAAGCAGGTACAGGAGAATGAAAAAACAGGTCTGAAAAAGCCCCTGTTTACGTCCCGTCATAAGATATGGAAGTTGCAGGAGGTTTGCGAAAAGGCTGTGCAGAGGCAAGAGGAAAGAGCCAATGCGGAGAGTATCGAGATTGAATTTGACGGAGGCAAGGTCGTTAAGAACTTCGCAGATGACCGCTTGCAGATTTTCCACGATGAAAAGCCGAATGCCGATGTTATCTCCCGTTTGAAGTCTAACGGGTTCAGATGGTCGAGGTTCAACGGTTGTTGGCAACGACAATTAACGGATAACTCCTACTACGGTGCAGCCCGTGTCCTGTTCGGCAACGATGTTCTGAATGAGGAACGTAACGAGTTCATCGGTAAATTGAGAAACGCATAATAATAGCACTATGGTAACGGAAGATAGAATTGAACTGGAAAAGAATGCGCCTTTTGAAGAAATTAGCAAAGACTGGTACGTTCACCTCCTCGAATGTGTGCCGCCTGAAAGGTGGTGCAACCCATACCGGGATGGCGGTTGGTTCTTTACAGGCGAACCCCATAGCCACGACTGGGACACTGGAGAAGCATACCACTACCTCTGCTTTGAGTATGCAGGAAAGTATTACGCAGGATGCAGGAGCATCGAAATGAGAAACGATGATATTGAACGTGAAATATCTAAATTCTGCTGCGAGTTGGATATGGGGGCTTAATTTAGCCCCTCTCGCACAATATCCATCATTGAGGCAATAAGTTTATCAACCGCAGGACAATCGTTGTTCTCGCACAAAATTCAAAGAAAATAACTATGGCAGAAAATGAAACTATCATCAAAGTGAATTTTCACACCCCGGTAAATGGGAGCAGTGAGCATTACTTCGGCTCGCTTGCCGCAATATACGAGGTGTTCACCCCCGAACAGATAGGATGTCAACTCAAAACCCTTTGGGACTTCGGTATTTCCGTAGGCAAACCGAAATTGACCCGGTCTTGTGTAATTTCCAAGCACCGGGTGCATCGTAAACCGCAGAAAAATAAGTAACTTTGCACTATGGATTACAAATTTTACAAAGAGAAAGTAGGTGACACAATCTTTTGGGTAGAGAACAACGATTGTGTGGGCGAACATCTTTTCACGTTTGACAAGAAAAAGATTTTCAACCTATTTGCCGACTACCCTTGGAAACTAACCAAAGAGGAAAAGGCAATTTTTGACCGGGAAAACCCGGAGTGGGCAGACTTCTTTAAGGACAGGCAATAAAGAATGAGGGTGCATATCAATTTGATACACCCTCGTTTTCATTTTATTGTTCCCGTTGTGCCTTTCTTCTGCTCTGATTTGGCTGTATTGATGTAACCTGCCATTTTCTGAAACCCTTTGTCCTTTTGCAAAAGTTCTATGTCAATCAAAAGCCCGACACCCTTTCCGCTCGCCTTGAAACGCCACTGGAACACTTTGCTATCAAGAGGCTTCCAACCGTTCTGTGTGGCACTCTGCAACTCCAAGAACTGATATTTGCCCTTTGAGGTCTGCTTTACAATGGCTGCATGGCGACCGACTGCAATGTAGTAGTGTTTCCCGATTTCGGTTTGTTTCATCAGTTGTATGGCAGTCGTGTCTAAACTTGAAATGCCGCCTACCTTATCGCATATCTGCATAAGATTTGAGTATTTAGAAAAGAACACCCGGCTTGCTCCGTCCCGGAAGTCCAACACGTCCAAACCGCCCTTGTTTGCAGCCCAAGCGAATGCGACCGAAGCACAAGAGCCTTGTGTTATATCTCCACCACCAACTCTCGCCACTATATCTTCATCTGACAAACGCTTAGGCAGTTTCTTCACGGGCAGGTAGCCCACTTTGGCATCGTCCAGTTTCTTGATAACATCGTTCAAGACAGACGGTTTGTTATCAGCCAAAATCCCATCAATGACCTTTTTGTTATCCCGAATGAAATACGGCTGTTTCGTTGCGTTCTTGATGCGCTCTGCGTTTTCGTTTACCCAGCCTTTGAAATTGTCCGAGGCTTCCTCTATCGTGCCGCTAAACTTGTAATTGCTTACATCTTCTCCGGCAAGTATCTTCTGCTGGTAGTCCAAGAACTCCTCTTCCTTTGCCCGGATAGCCACAGCAGCGCACTTGCAGAACGGATGCCAGCCAGTCCAAACAAAGTCTTTCGGGTACTCGCCTTGCAGTTCATCGCAAATATCCACAACCGGGTGGCTGTTGTGGGATATTGAAATGCGGATGCCGATAACAAAGGGTATCTGCCTCCACCTCTCGCTGTCTGCCATACGATATGCAATGTTATTTTCTGTGGCGGTCAGCCGGAGGGCATTCTTGTATGAAGAGCGGTACACACCCTGTCCGGGGTGGTAGGCTCTTGCAGCCTTTGACAGCCGGAGGACACCGTGCTTATCTCTAACCCTGCGGAACAACTTGTTTGGCTCGTTGAGATACTTGCGTACATCCCGTGAAAGGGCAGCGGCGCTCTTTCCCTCTCCAAGCCCCAAGTCAAGAGCAAGTTCCAGTTCCTGCTTGAATTGTTCCGTAATGTTCCAAACCCGGTCTGAAAGCATCATCCCGGCTTCCTTGCGGTGCTGGAATGATGATAAAGCCTCCAAATTTGGCTGTTTCCATTGCGAAATTACGTCTTTCGGTAGCCCGGTTGAGGAAGTTATTGCATCAACCATAGCATCGTTTTTCTCGCAAGATAAAAGCCATTCCTCACGGTCGCCCGTTTCTATCACTCCTTGCAGCCCACGCCCAACGGAGCGCATGAGGTCGTTTATACGCTCCTGCACTGCCGGGTAGTCCGAAATATAAAAGGGCTTGTCGGGGTCTTTGAAGCCGGAAGTCTCGCCAATCCGTGCGCCTTGCGTTATCGCTGCATCGAACAAATCATCAATCGCTTTCAGGCGTTTCTTGATGCTGGCGATGTGCTTCTTGTCGAACACCCCGTAACTGAATTTGGTTGCATCTTTCTTTGCCATGATTACAGCCTCCTTTTGAATTGTCCGCATCCGTCACGGGTGAGGAAACGGCTGCGCTCCTTATGCAGTTTGCACCGACACAGGAACGGCTTGCCGTTTGCCCCAATCTCGTGCGGCTCGTAGGAATAGATACATTCCTTGCAGTGAATATCAAGTTTCTTCTTTGCCATGTCCTTATACGGTTGGTTCATCGAACAGGCTCACGGAACTTTCCTGCGCTATCAGTTCCATTTCCTTGTCAATGTCATCTACATAGCCGAGGTTCTGAACTGCGGTGCGCTGGCTCATAATAGGCTTGCCGCCCGTGGCGTTGGAAAGGTTGCTGATACGCTCTGCCTCGTCCCGTATCTGATACGGGGTAATAACGACCTCAACCTGTAGGCTGTCAATGGCAGCGGAAAGTGAGGGGTACATCTTCTTCATGAACGCCCGGATAACATTGATTTCACGGTCGAACAACTCCAGCCAAATGCCGCTCTCGTCAGTAACTTTCAACTGGGCATCAATGAACATCATTTTACGGGCTTCTCCTGACATCGGGGTTGCTTTCATGTTCTCCATAGACATATCCGGGAGTTGAAGCTGCATGAAGAAGTCCTTTTTGATTTCTCCGACATGGAATTTGATGCTATCAATAGCCTGTTGCCACGTCTTGTACTCTGCCTTGTCGTTCTGCCCGTATTGCAGTACGTTACGCCCTGCGTTGTCATTGGTTGGCTCTTGCCCAAATTTCACCTTGCCGTCCGAGAACACCACCCAGTTAGGTCTTGCGTTCTTGCGGATGTAGTTGCCGTTGCGTGAAAGCGTCCATTCGGCTTCATAGACATTGCCTGACTGGTCTTCCCAAATAGGCTCGTCACGGTGGATATATACACCCGTAATCTTGCCCACCTCGATTTTCTCCCGAAGTTCCTCTACGGTTTCCCCTACGCCCGTGCGCCAACGTATATGCTCGTCAGCGGTGTACGTGTCGAAGTAGGTAATTGTGTTTACCCCCTCTTTCCTCGTGTACTCAATGGAAAGGGCAATCATATCATCGTACTCGTCAAACAACGGGTACAACTTATCGCCTTTCATCGGTGAGTAGTTCTTGCAGCGCAACTTCAAAAGGCTCTTCTGTCCGGCATACACGGTTTCCTGTTCCTGCGAGTACCACAGCGTGATTGTTTCGCAGGAGGCAAACAGGCTCTTTCCACGGTCAATGTTCAGGCTGTCGATGCGGTTCTTTTGGAAGATAGCCTCCATAATCTCCGCAACCTGCTTTTCTTGGTCGTTTTCCGGCTTATAGATGCGCTGCACGGGAATGGCGAACATTAGTTCCGTCATGCGCTTTACTGCCAGTTTCTGCAAGCCCAGCGTGTAACGTGTGACCTTTTCAATGCCCCTCTTGGTAACTTTGTCCTTGTAGGTCTTATCGGTCATTACCGGGTGTTCTTTCGGCTCGTACTCCTTACGGAGCAATGCCCACGGCTTCACCGATACCGTCTTGTACTTCAAATCTGAAATGATGCTCTGTGCATTTCTTTCAGGCGATGTAATCTCCTTGATATTCATATATTTTCGTTTTTAATAGAGTATATCGTCAATATCTTCATCCCCGTAATTCGGGAGTGCGTTTACACCAGTCATTTCAACCGCTTTCGGGTGGAACGTGTTAGCCAGTGCATCAAACTCGTCTATGGAGTGTCCCAGCCGCTCCTTGATGTCTTCTTTCGGCTCGATGATTATCTTGCCATTGGAAAGGAACGACCACTTGATTTCCGTTGCCTCCTCCATGAAGCTGCCGCCCGGTGGGAGCATCGCCCCGGTGTTGTTGTCGGGGTTGAGCCAATCCCGGACTGCCCAAAACAGGTACGCCCTCATGTTGGCAAAGGTGTACTGCCCGGTGATGTCCGTTAGGTCTTTTCCGCTGCTGGTCTTTGCGCCCTCGCTATACTTACAACTGATGATTGTTTCCTCGTCCAGTTTTCCGTTGCTCTCTTGGCATATCTCGACCGCACGTGAGTAAACCCCTGCACCCTCTCCAATCGTATCAATAGACACGCTGTAACCGCTGTGTATGGTGATTTCATTCTTGATGCGCCCGGCTACTTTCATGTGGTCTGCCTTGCCGCCTGAATTGTGCTTGTCGAAACTCTCAACGTAGTTGTCGAAACGCTTACAATACACGGTGCAGTCCCGACCCATACCTGCCACATCGACACCGAGAATAGCGTTATTGTGGCTCGTCAGTTTGTAGTGCTTCCAGCGTTCCTGCGCAATCTCTACCCACTTCTGCGGTATCAAGATGTCCTCGTCCACTTTCGGGAACTCACCGAGAACTTTCTTGCGGAAGAGGTCGGAGGGGCGATACCACTTGCCCTCAAAGCAAAAGTCGTTCTCACTCTCTTTCACTTCCTCCTCCGTTATCGGCTCGCACCAGTTCTCCACCTTGTCAACGACCCAGTCGTAGTCCACCTGTCCGGGGATGCTGATTTTCTTCTCAACGACATTGGGGGCTGTCAGGCTGTTCAGGCAGAAACGCTCCCAGCGTGGGGACTTTTGGGAACGGGCGGCATAGCCTACGGTGGTGTTCGGGTTGAATACAAGCAGAAGCCTCGAATTGCCCTGCAAGTTACCCTCAATAGCCGTGTAGGTATCATCGAGAATACCCGTAGCCTCCGTAACGACAAACATCGTGTTCACGGCATGGAAGCCCGACCACGCCTCGTGATTGTTCTCGTCAGCCTTAAAGCCCGTCAAGAACCATTCCTCATTGTCTGTGCGGATGTCGTAGGCGTTGAGCCTACCGGGGAGCGTGAAACCACGCCTCTTTGCACGGTTGAATAGTCTTGAAATTTCAGGCATCATGATGTTTTTTACTTGTCGGTCGGTCGGAGCGGTGAGAGCAACTTTCGTGTTCTCGACAAGTTCCATTTTGCCGTTGGGGTTCTTTTTCCACTTCGGGGTGAGATACAGGAAGCACACAGCGATACAAGCAGCGACAAAATCCTTGCCCCGTGCCGTACCGCTGCGGACTGATACCAACTTCTTGTGCTGGACGGCTGTAACGATGGCTTGCTGTTCCTCATCCAACGTGACCCCAAGAGCCTCGCTGATAAACTTGTTCCAGTCGTTACGCCATTCAGCGAATAGTTTGGCAGCGTTCTTGCGTATCTGTACCTCATTCCTCGCCATTTATTGCACTCGTTTCCATAAGGAGGCTGGCAAATGACAGGTCGCCCGTGACCTCTTTCTTTTCGGGGCTGTAAAGCCCAAGCAACTTGCGCCTCTCCACCAAATTTTTGTGAATGACCTCCAAATAACGGGGGTCGCCATAGCAAATAACCTCCTCCTTTTGCTGTTCCATTTTCACGGTAACAACACCGCCCTCGCCACTTTCGGCATCACCGCCCGGAATACCCTGCTGCTTGGCTTTCTTGCGCTCATAGTCGGTCTTGGATTTCTCCCAAGCCGCCCAAGCCTCCTTAATCACCTCGTCAATGCGTTCCAGTTCCAGTTGCACGGCAAGGTCGGTGTTGTCAATGCGTGTTTCCCTCCATTCAGCCAGCAAGCGGTTCACGTCCTTGTGAACCGTTTGGAGGCTGTAGGCTTGCAGGTCTAAACGTGCCATTACTTCCTCCCTGATTTCCCGGTAGGAGTAGCCACGCTTATACAACTGCGCTATGATGTCAAGCCGCACGATTTGCGCCTGACGGTAATCTTTCATTTTCTTTCCCGGTGCGCCCATTGATTAGAATTTTGCTCCGTTGTACTTGTAAACGAGGTTGTCATTCTCATCCTTGCCGATAGGTGCAAGTGCGCCCTCGAACAACTTGTAGGGCGACTGCCCTGCTTGTGGGTTGTTCCACAGCCAACGCATATAGTCAGCCATTGTCATACCCTCGAACTTTGCACGTTTCTCCGATGAATTGCAGTTGTACCCGGTCGCCCTTATCCACTGAAACTGCGACACAAGCCCGTTGATGTCCTTGCAGACATCGTCCCAGCGCACGATGTGTTCGGGTGAGTTCTTGGCAATCTGCAGAGCCTCGCACCACTGCCCACGTGAGTAGTTCCAGTTGGCAGGAAGCCCACAGCAAGAGCCGTTACAGCACAACTCCTTGAAGTGCGCATCGGAAACGTAGAAACGCATACCCAGTTCCTCGCAAAGTTGCTTCATGTTCCGCATAAAAGGCTCTTTGACTTTGCGGTTCAATCGGAGATACCCAGTGCTTACGCTGAACTTCTTGTAGAAGTCCATGAAGTCAAAGCCGCACAACTCGTTGAAAGTCGGCATCCATTGTTTCAGGGTCGGGCTGCGCTGCTCCACGCACATAAATTCCGTACTCATGGCGGTTGCACCACGGTTGGAAGCCTCTCTAATCAAGTCGAGGTATGACGGGGTAGAAATGCCGATGATGAACGGACGTAGCCGGAGCGTTGCGCCCCCGGCATCTGCCTCCGCAATCTTGCGGATTGCTTCAAGCCTCTGCATAGGGGTTGGCACACCTCGCTCAATCACGTGCGCCTTGTGTTCGTCCAGCGTGATGATTGAGAACTTGAAGTTCCAGTTTTTCTGTCCCCGTATGAGTTCCATGTAACGCTCATCCTCCGTGAACCAGGTAGCCTTGGTTGAGAAGCAGAGAGGGTAGTCAATCTCCTTGAAGAAACGGAGAAGTTCAAGCGTGATGCCGTACTTGCGCTCGAAGCAGTCGAACTGGTCGGACAAGCCGCCCCACTGCATCACCTTACGCTGCTTGATGTACTCCTTGAACTGCCCTCCGTACTTGTCGGGGTCGGTGAACATACGCTTGATTTTGTCAACCGACACGTGCTTTACATCTTTGTGCAGGTAGTTTTCTTTCGCCCCACCAATTCCTCGCTGGAACTGGGAGAAACAATACATACAGCCAAACGAGCAATTCGAGTAGGTGTCGAATGTCATTGGCATAGAGCAATCAGCAATCTCGTTGCTCCATCTTGGACTTTGGTAATAATCAGCCATAACTATTTGTTGATAAATTCTAATACTTTTGAAACTAATTCATTCAGAGGCGTTTCCGCTGTGTTCACCTGTAACACCCTCACGCCTATTTCCTGCCACTTCTTTGCGGCTCTCATACAACGCAACTGCTTATCGAATACCTTTCTCACGCTTTGGGCTGTTCTCTTCCCATTCTTTCCGTTGCTCCTGTTCCCAAGTCGGTTGAAAATGGTAAGGTTGTCGGCATAGAGCGATATTACATACTGCTGTTCTGCCTTGAATAAAGCGTTCATGAGGTTCATCCCGAAAGTGTCTAAAAAACTACCCTCGCAGATGATTATATCACGATGCTGCAACCCCTCTTCTACGACTTCCGCAAGGCGTGAAGTACAGGAAGAGCCTTTATCGTTAGTTATTCGGTCAACACCTCCGTATCTCGTTATGATAGCCCACGCCAAAGAGGATTTGCCGGAACAATTTGTACCCGTTATGAACACGCACTTTTTCATAGCAAACTGACAATGATATTTTCCCACTCGCAGCCCTTGATGTCCTCCAACAGCCTTTCGGTGTAAAAGCCGTTCCAACGTGTTCCCTTGCGGATTTTCTCAACGGCACACAGGCTTGTTTCGAGGGCAAACACGTTGTCCCCAGTATCACGTTTGGCATCCTCTATGAACTGCGTTAATTTTCCCCGATTTTGCGTTCTCGCAACTATCTCAGCACCCCTTGTATAGTTTTCCTTTCGCTCGAATTTAAGTGCGAGGTCGTCAATTATTTGCTTTCCGCTGACCTTTGCCCACACTTCGAGAAAGAGGAAAGCAGCGTACCGCCCGAAGAAGTACCACGATGTAACGATGTTGTATTGCTCCGTTGTGGTCTGCGCTCCATCAAGTTGTACCAGCATACCGGGGTTGAGGTTCTGCATGATGCGGTCGAAAGTGTCGCCAATGCGGACATACCTGCGGTCGGTTCTGAACTTTAATTTGCCTTTCGGTGTATTGTGGTTGCGCAGGAGCATCAATGCGCTGGGGATATGGTACGTTGTAGCGTAGTAATATACAAGCCGGAAGCTGTTCCAGCGTGACAAATGGAAGTGTGCCGAAAGTGAGGCAATCATTTTCTCCTCAACTCCGGCATCGCCTCCCATGTGGTATTGTATGTACTCTGCGTAATCCATAGGGCAAGTGCGTTATTCTGCACCCTCTATTGAGGGGATAATCTCTTCAAGACGGTACACGACCTTGTCAATGGACGGCATACCGAGAAGTTGCGCCAACTCCGGCAGACGCTCTTTGGGGTACACGATGATAACACGCTCCATAGCCGTTTCGTCCGTTCCCTCAATCTTAGGCAGGGTGTCCGGGTTGATGTCAACGCCCTGCAACTCCGGGGGCAGCGCATCCTGAAAGGCATCCGCTGGGTTGTCCTCCTCGCTTGCATCAGGCATAGCCGGGGTAGGTTGTGCCGGGGACGGGGTTGCGCCCATAGGGGGAAAGGCGGTGGGGTTAGCGTTCCACACATCAAGTCCCCAGTCGCCAAGTTTGGCTTCATCCCACTTGTTGGCAAGGGCATCGAAGTCCCACTGACCGAAACTTGCGTTGTCCTTAATCATGAACTGCTTGCGCTCCGATGCGGATAACTCACTGGCGTTGATAACAAGGGCTGTCGGCTTCTCCAGCCATTTACCCCAGTAATCTACAAGCACCTTGCGCTCGCCATCTGACTTCTCCACAAAGTCGGCTATAGTCAAGAGCCTGTTGGAAATATCCCCTGCGCTCATCTTTGCGATTGCTCGCAATGCCTCCGTGCGCATATTACCGCCAAGGGCACACATCTTGTTGTCCACAACGATTGGGCGCAACTCCAGCATCTTTGGCAGCACAAGGATTGAGTTGATTAGCTTGCCGAATTTCTCTTTAGTGATGGTACGGGGGTTGTCCCCGTTGAGTTTCACTTGTGAGAGTTTTACCTGTTCTACTTTCATTGTTTATAAATCTTTTGGTTTACTCCTTTGGCGCAAAGTTACACAAATATGTTTGTATTATAAGCGTTTGAAGAGAAAAACATCTATTTTTTAGTTGATTTTCTCACAACTTTCACAGGTAAGCCGCTCCATTCCCATGCGATTAGAGCCGCATCACGCCCCTCTTGGTTCGTCCGACCAATTACGCCTGTAAAGGCTTCAAGTTCTTCCTGCGTTATCTTTCCGTCTTTCCCTTGCCATAGGTTTACGCCTCCGACTTTCAACGCAAGAGGCTTTATCAGTTCGTGTGGTATCTGCCAATGTTCGCACATTTCAGCAATCTTTCTCCCTGTTTCATGGTTTCGCCCGGCATGATTACCTTTGGCTGCTGCAACGGCTTTCGTGTCTTTTGGGGTCAAATGCCAATGAGCCTTATTCAGCCACCCGGCTTCAATGATTACACGAAAATTCCTTTGCGCTACCTCTGCTTGTCTTTGCACGTACCGCAAATAATCGAGTAGGTCAGGAAAGGTCAAGGTCGAAATTTCCAGCTTACGTGTAGCCACTTCGAGATATGCGCACCCGGACTTTTCCACATCGGGGTCAATCCCAAATTTCAATTCCATAAAGGTACGATTAGATCCACTTTTATAGGCTTTTTTGCAACTATTTTTAATTTATTCATTTGATATTCAGTTTATTATATAATAATATTGCACATTTTGGCTTATTTTCTGATTTGTTATACAGGAAAGAGAGGGCAGTATTTTCTGCATCCCCTCCCCCCTATAATCCCCCCTCCCCATTCGGGAATGGGTGTCAGAACACCGAAAATTCAATGCTGTTTATTCTGTTTCCTATCACTTTCATGGCTGTCTGCACATTTGCGTCCTTGTAGTTGAATTTGCCCTCAACTCCAGCAAAGGCGACCATCCCGGTACGAAGATGTTGAATGAGTGGCGGCACTATGCTTGGTGCAAGATTCTTGTCCTGTAACTTTTCAGCAAGCAGCTTATCCATTTCGAGATTGTAGGCTTCAAGCAAGTCTATGAAAAGCGTTGACATGATTGCGTATGTCCTTTGCTCATCGTATGGGTATTCTGGTGTACTGCGCTTGAACTCTTGGTTTACGGAGAAATACAGTATTGTCAAGTCCCGGTTTATCTCCCCAATGCACATATCGGTCTGTTTCATCACGTTCTGCAAGTGCTTATAGTCAAGTTCACGGTGTAACTCATCATTGTATTTCTGATGAACCATTTTTAGAGTCCGGCTCAATTTTTTCAATATGCTTACCTTATCACGTGCAGCGCAAGCCATAGCCTTATCTGCATAGAGCCAAGCAAGCTGGGTTATAATCAACGGAACGAAAGAAACACGCATTTGCTCATCAAGCGTAAGCCTCTCCATCATCTTTTTTGTACTTTCCGCTACGCTCTCACGGAAAGCCTTTTCTTGTAGCTCTTTCATATCAGGAATTGCTTGTACAGGATTCTTCGGCAGTTTCTTTTCTTCCTGTTTCGGCTTAGGCAGTTCTCCGTTATATTCCCAAAAGGATAGCTTGCCTTTAACTCCTTTAATCGGTTCATCAAATATTACCGGGTTGGCAAGCACCCAGTTCCAAACACCCTTTTCAGCCCACAGTGAGGGGTGGTTCTGAACGCAATCAACTATCTCAACGCTACCGATGATTGCACCCTGCGGAAGTTCTTCTGTAGTTATGATTGCATATACATCATCATTCGCAAACAACTTTTTGGGCATTCCGAATTGCCTGTCTCTCGCTTTCCCTGCATGGATAAGCACACGACCCCGAAAGTTTGTTTTCCAAGTCCTGTTTTCTATATCTTTCAGCCCGGACACAATCAGGCTTGCCCACGGCTGTTTAATTGTTATTGCTTTCATTCTCTTCGTATTTTTCAATGTGACTAATCTTGTCTTTAATCAGTTGGAAAAAGTTCTCATCCTCTTTGAACTTTTGCGATATGTTCCATCTGAAATATGGGGCAGTCATCCATTCGGGGTCATCAGGTGCTTCCTCATACGTGAATACAGCCCATTTGTCGGCAAAGAGTATTTGCCATATAGCGCATAATTTTCTCATTCCATACCACCTTTCTTCAACTCCGCAATAAGAGCATCAGCACCGCTTACGCTCCATTCTGCCAATGTTCCAATCTTTGCATCCACAAGCATATTATGCGGATTAGCAGCGAAGCCTCTCATAAGTTCTTTTGCAATCTCGTACCTGCGCTGCTCCCAGTCAATCTCTGTTTCAAATTCAAGAGCAAACATAGGAAACTTACGACCGTTCTCTGTTTCGTAGAATGCAAGGCGTACATTGAGGGGTTCACTGCAAGGTCTAACATCTACGACCTCGCCTGTATCTTTAACTCTTGCTTTCATAATCACTTGTTTTTATGTTCAACACCATACCCAAACAGGGCAAAATCACCTCTTGCCGGGTCATTCGGGAATACCTCTCGCATTACGTTAGTAATCTCAACAGCCGTTCTCATGTCCGCTTGCTTCCGGCTCGTCAAGCCAAGTTCCAGCGCAATTCTATGCACGTGCGTATCAAGCGGAATTATAAGGCTGTCAGGGCTGACCTTTCGCCAAATACCCATATCCACCTGGCTACCCGTCCGAACCATCCACCGCAGGAACATACAGAGCCGCTTGCAGGCAGAACCCTTGTCGTAGTCGGGAATACCATTGATGCCGTTGAAATAGGCAGAGAGGGCTTGCACGGGCGTTTTATTAGACCAAGCCACTACCATATCCTCCATACGCTCAAAATCCTCATACAGCCTGTGTAGGCGGTCGCCCAGTCGGTACAAATCATCGTAAGTCAGGAAGCGGTAGAAACTCCTATGGTCGTTGTAGTAGGAGTTTGACTGCTTCGTCATTAGCCAGCAATAGGGGTCATCGCAAAAGTCCTTGTCAAGCCATTCTGCCACCTTGATGATTGCCTTGCGGTTTCCAAAGGAGAGCCACGAGGTGATGAAGCCGCTGATTTCGGCTCGTTTCCCTATGTGCTTCCGGGGGAACTGCACGGGGTCATTGGCTATAAAGCCCTCGACCTCGTATTTGTCAGCCCATTCTATCAATTTGCGCTTCATAACTTTACCCTTTAACCCGTCCTAAAAATGCCAGCCTCAATACATCGTACTGCTGACCGACTACCGCAACTTCAATCATCGCCTCTTCATCGGCAACATCATTTACCCGTAAGAGGGGATATTCAGCCCCGTTGGAGGTTTTCAAAAACTCTTGCATTGCATCGTCCGTTATCTGCTCATCACTTTGGGTGAAATACTTATCGAGGCTCGCAATGATGTGTTTGTTCAAGTAGCCCTCACTGTAAGCTGCTGCAATCTTCTGCTTGTTTCGGAGTGAGTATCTCATTTTGTGCCTCCTTTCAGTAGTTCGGGGTTATCTCTGAATTTAATCTGTCTCATCGTCAGCCTCCTTTCCTGTTTCGTGGTGAATTATATCGGAGAAGTCGCAAGCATCAGCCGGGACATTCCCGAATTTTCCTTTTACACACTCTTCGTAATACTTGCAGTCAGCGCAACTACGTTTTTCTTTTGAATTTTCCATTATATTGCCTTTTTAAGTTCGTTCTTGGATAATGTCTTGCAAAGAGCCTCGCAGAGAACTCGTGCCATGTTTACCTCAACCGCATTGCCGATAAACTTCTTTTGGTCTGCCTGTGAGCCTACCAGCACGTAATCTTCGGGAAAGCCCATAATCTTTTTCAGTTCGGGTATTTTCAGCATACGCATCTTGATGTCGATAATTCCGTAGAGAGCCATAAACTCCTTGATTTTAGCCGTCATCGGGCTATCAGTTGAATAGACTTCAATAAACACGTCTCCCGTTTCCGCAGTGACAAGATAAGGCGGCATTTTATCCATTCTTGCAATCAGGGTAAAACACGGCTTTTCGATTGACCCACCGACATTCTTGTATTGAGGGTTCATCAGGTAGTGGCGTTTGGCCGTCACAAGGTTGAATTTCGGGTTGGTCGTTACTGTATTAGCCGGGACATCCACGGAAGCTGCCGTGCCATTTCCGTACTGCATATCAATGAATTGCTCTGAACGGATAAGGGCTAACCTGTCTTTCGTTGTAACGGTGGGAGAGGGCATTTCAACGGAATGGTTATTCCCGTTTCCGTAGTATGCCGATATAAACGCATGGTGGTCTATGGTCGTGATAGTCCCAGCTGGCTCGTTTACGGAGGTGTTCTTGCTATCGGGATGTCCGCTGTACTGCTTTGATAGGAAAGAAACCTGCGCAACCCCAAGCCTGTTCTGTGTCGCCACCGTTGGGCAAGGCTCGTCAATACCTGGTGCGTTATATTTCCCGGTTCTGCTCATGGAATTGTATTTAACAAGAAACGCTTCCTTGCCTCCCGCAATAAACTTCACCAGTCCGGCATATATACGCTCCAGTGTCTTTTCCGACAACGGTTTATCCCTGAATATCGTTTTGCCCTCGTCTGCGAAGTCAAGAACATCCTTGACGGGCTTCCACTTCGCCAAAGAGCCGAACAGCGTATTTGTCCCGTTCTTGTCGTGGGTCTGATGTGGAAAAACAATAGGTAAATCACCCTTTGCGAAGATGCCAAAAAAGCGTTTCCGGCTTGTGTATGCCCCGTAGTCCGCAGAATTGAGTATGCGGTGGTCAAACCGATAACCGTATGATTTAACCTTGCGCACCCAACGGGTATAACTTTTGCCCTTATCCATTGACACGGGCTTGCCATTCTCGTCCACCTCGCCCCAACTCATAAACTCCTCCACATTCTCAATCTGAATGTAGTCCGGGGTTATGGCTTCAATATAGCGGAAGAGGTGTTCCGCAAGTGTCCGGCTGTCGGCATCCCGTGGCTGACCGCCCTTTGCTTTCGAGAAGTTGGTACATTCAAGTGAAGCCCACAAGACTACCAACGCACCGGGATTGTCTTCACGGCACTTTTTCAGATGCTCTATAAGCGGTGACAATTCAAGCGTCCTGATGTCCTCCGTGAAGTGCAGCGCATCGGGATGGTTTGAAGCGTGGGAGGCTATCGCAATCGCATCGTGGTTTACGCAAGCAATCACATCAGCGCATTGTTCACCGTTAAGCCGTGCGGAATTTACGCCTGTGGAAGTTCCACCAGCACCGCAAAAAAGGTCTATGTATAATAACTTCTTCATTTCACTATCTTGTTAGGTGTCATATCAATATCCCAGTCGAGGATATTAGGTGCGCTTGCATGGATTTCACCGCAACGCATCCCGAAACTCTCATTCACAATTTGCTTTGCCTCTTTCTTTGAGGTGGCGTACACTTTCGCCTCACCCTCGAACACAAAGCGGATTTTCACCTTGTAGTCCTGCCGCTCCTCCACCGGGAGGCTGAGCCGGAACAACTTGTTTTCAACGTACTGCCTTCTCCGGGCAATCCTCTTACGCTCTTCTTCGGAACTGGCTGCACTCTCTTCCTGCTCCAACTCCTTAATGCGTTTTACATACGCTTCTCTTTTGATTTTAATCTCTTCCATTGTTGTTGTGGATTGTTATTTTCTTCAAATCTCAAGCGAGCGCAACTAAATACGCTCGCTTGGAACATTCGTTGCTTTTTACTTTTTCGTTGCATTAGGCGCAAGATTTCGCCACTTCCTGCGGTCTTCTCCCCGTATCTCGAAATAGTTGCACATTTCGCTTAATCGGCTTGCTACACGGTCGCCATAGCGGTTAAGCAGCTTGTCGCCTCCCAGTTTTAGGTTGGAGGTAATCAGCGTGAGGCAGTCCGACCTGTCGCCCCGGTACTCAATCAGGGAGCGCATCACCTCCAACCTGTTGCCCATATAAAGATTTCAATTCCATAAAGGTACGATTAGAACATCTACCACGTTCAACTGGTAATAGTTCATGTTGGATTTCAATTCCA